ATAGTTTTTATAATGACTGGAAACTTTCCACCTATTGCTTCTACAGCTTTAGGTATAGAATATTCATTTGCAACATAAGCTGTTCTTGGAGTTCTTATATTTTCTCTTTCAAACATCATGTGCGACATAAGTTTATTGTCACAATATATCATGGCTTGTCTATTGTTAACCATGTATGCACCTGAGTCTTCAAAAGTTGTTACAAGGGCTTTACCTGTTTCATCAAACATGGCACCTCGTCTTACAAAACAAACTGTATTCGGACCTACTATTTTTTGATCTGTTTTTTTACCATCGATATTGTGAACAACAAAAGTTTTGTTATTAATATCTTTATCGGATATAAATGAGTATTTAGTTTGTATGATGTGACAAGGTATACCTAATTTTTTACAAGCAGATATTATAAAATCTATTGTAAGTTCTTTTCTACCTTTTGCTCTTCGTAGATTGTATTTAGATGTGATTACAGCAACCGTGACATTTTTATCATCACGGTCTTTTACTTGCTCTGTAATATATTCGTTAAACTTGTGGACTTTCACTTGATTGCTCTTCTTCTTCTTTTTTCTTACCTATATTATATTTAGGCTCTAGTTTCCATTCGTTCTTTTCTTTAAATGACAAAACTTTAATTTGTGATAACGGTGCTTTGTTATCTAGTTTATCATGATTAACAATTTCAATTAGTTCCCAATCTTTTAATAGTTGAGCAATCGTGTTTCTTCTTTCAATATCATTATCTGATATGTTTGCGGTCTTGCCATCTAAAGCAAATAGTTCTTTGAAGTGAACTATAAAATATCTACCTTGCTTATGTAATATATGACAAGATTGAAATAATACTCTATCTTTTCGTGAAGCAACACCGATTCGTGTTAGTGTTTCTCTGACCTTTAAAAAATCGTCAGGTTGTTTTAGTTTTACCTCCAGCATACTTTCTGGATTCCATTTTATCTCTTCATTCATTTCTTCCCACCTTGATATAATCTCTTTTTTATAAAATCAATTTGTTCCTTTGTAAGTATGTCTAGAGCTTGTTTTGCTTTCTCATTACTATATCCATAATATTTCTTAACAATATCTAGATTAGTTAATTTACTGGCTTTAAACCACTTACTAAACCTCTTTCTAGGTCTAATACTATTTAGTAAAAAGTCAAATTGCATCTTCTTGGAAAGATGATGTAATCGGTTTACTTCGTTCCCCATCATGACCGTGTCTTCAAAATATGAGAAACCTTTATTGATTATAAAAGGTGGATACTTCTTTTCCCAATCCTTATCGTCACTATCTAAAAGTTTTTCTTTAGTATAGTTGATGGCTTTGAGATAATCAGCTAGTTTGTATTGTGCTACTTGATCTGACATTCTTTCATGATCTCCGTTAAGCAAGCTGTCATGTTCAATTCTTGATCGGCAACAAATGCGGACTTATATTGATAGTCAGCAAGTATAATCACGGCATGAGGAATAGTCTGTGGTTCTAATACTTGATAAAGTTTATCATAGATTTCTTTGAACAATAATGTAGAGTCCTTATCAATATTATCAGCAACCCACTTACGCATATTGCTAAAGTGTTTATCTTTGAGAGAAGATACTAGGTTGTTAATATTGGTTTCGGATATTGATACAAGAATACCACTATCTATTTTACCTCGAACACTATAACGCTGTAATTCGTTTATAGTTCTTCTAAAGTCTGGATAGTGTCTTATGATAAGTTCAGCTAAAACCTTTGTATCATATTCTAGGTTTTCAGCTTCTAATATTTTTTCAAGTCTTTTGAGAAAAGAACCTGCTATCTTTTGCTTGTCTTCTTTTTTGATTTGATAGTTAACAACAACACACCTACTTTGAATTGCAGGTATAATTTTGTTCTTGTAATTACAAGTAAATATAAATCGACAGTTTTTAGAAAAGGATTCTATAAAGTTTCTTAATGCAGGTTGAACAGACTCGGCATTCATGTAATCAGCTTCGTCTATGATAACAACCTTAGGACCCGTATTAGATAACGATACCGTAGAGGCAAAGTTTTTAATATAGGTCCTAACCGTATCAATACTACGACCTTCATCAGAACCATTAATGATTATATAATCACATTTTAGTTCTTCACACAAAGCTCTTGCAACAGTTGTTTTACCTGTACCTGCTGTACCAGATAATAATAAATTAGGTATCTGGTTTTGTTTTAAAAACTCTTGAAAAGTCTTTTTAGTTTCACTTGGTAAAATACATTCACTAATCTTTTTAGGTCGATACTTCTCGACCCACAAAAATTGATCTTCCATAATATAAAACTCCTATCTTAATTAAATGTAGAAGTTTGCTCAAGTGCAATCCAATATTCGATCTCTTTTGATTTGTGTTTAAAGTGTGAAATATTTTTACTAGAAATAGCCACATCATAATCACCTTCGATAAGTTTGAGGTTTTCAGTTTTGAAGTGAAAGTCAAATTTATGTTCAGCGTTATCACCAACCTTTACAGAATAATTATTTGATGTATCATTCTTTTTATCAGTTGCGGTTAACATGATGTCACCTGTATCACTATGAACAGAAATATCAGGTAGTTGCATTACAGCAGCTGCTTTCTTTACATTTGCCAAGTCAGCATGTGTCAATACAAAGTTGACTTCACACTCTGGCATTTTAATATCTTTTTGTGGCGTTACTAAAACAGCAGGATCTGAAAAGAAATAGTTTGTTTTAGTTGATGTGCCATCTTCAGCAATACCAATATTCTTTTCTTCAAAAGAAAATGTTGGTCTTTTAAATAAAGATAGAACACCTAGAAACTCGGATAGGTCATATATACCGAACTCACTTGTAAATTCTTCTTCAATCTTAGCCTTAGCTAAAATGTTTTTCATAGTTGAAATAGTTTTCAGTTCTTGCCCTGGCTGAACCAAAAGGTTTTGGTTTATATCAGCAAAGTTTTTCAAAACTGATTTTGTAGTATCACTTATTTTCATTATCTAACTCCTTTGTGTAATGGTCTTGATACAGTTGAATGATGGCATAATGAATTACCTTCATTAAATCTTTACGATTTTTACCATCTTTTTTTCCATAGCGTTGAGCATACTTTAAAATGTTGCCCATACAGAAACCTGTTCCATGTCCTTGATCAATTATGATCTCGGTTGCTTGTTTGTGTGATTGTGCGTAGTGTGAATTGTAAGTTCCATCGATATATTGACGGACTTCAAATAATATTTTACCTTCATCAAATTTATAGTCAAAAGTTTCATTTTCTAATTGCATATTCATATTATAACATAATTTAATTTAAAATTCAAGGTAGGGGCGTTTAAGCCCCTTACCAATTTATGATATGTTAATCGTTCTTGGTTTCTTTGCCTCTGGGACAATTTTCTCCAATGCGATTGACAACATACCATCTTTCATCTCCGCACCTTTGACTTCTACATCATCAGCTGTTGTGAATGATCTAGTAAAGTGTCTTTTTGCGATACCTCTATGTAACATATCTTTGTCTTCTTCATCTTTGTGAACAGACTTAATTGTTATAGTATTATCCGCATACTTGACCTCTATGTCTTTTTTACTGTAACCTGCAAGTGCCATCTCAATAGTCCAATTGAGTTCGTCCTTACCTTTTACAATATTGTATGGTGGAAATGATGTTGACCTATTATCTAAATAATGGTCAAACTGATCGAACAGATTATCGAACCCTATACTAAAAGGTCTCAAATCGTTCCATATTGATAAGTTTCTTGTCATAGTTTCTCCTTTATAAGCAAGTTAAAAGTGAACCCTTAATGGCGTTCACTAATATTTATATAAGTAGGGTTTTCTTTTTTTCAAGTCTAAACCCTAAAAAGACTTAACTGTATTGCATTTGAGAGGCAATACTATTATGAGGACTTACGAATTGCCTCATAATTATTTATACCTAAGCGTATACTGCACCGTCTAATGCTTTTAGACCTGCAGCAATAATTGCTTTAGATGGTGTACCAATACGATAACTAGTACCAGTAGATGTTTTGTTAATGTAGACGCAGTGACCGTCTTCTCTTAACTTTTCTACTACTGCTCTTGGTCTTTGTAGATTGAAACTAGTTCTAGCTTCATTCCAAGTTACACTATCACCTCTTAACAATGCGTTAAGAAATTTTGTGCTGTTTGCTAATTTTCTTCTTCCCATGGTATATTCTCCTTTTTAATTAAGTGCCTCACGGCGTTTCATTAGCTTACGCTGTTTTCTAACAGCTTCCTTTAGTTTGCGTTGTCTTTTAAGAGAGGGCTTCTCATAAAATTGACGCATCTTTAGCTCTTTAAGTAAACCTTCACGCTGTACTTTCCGTTTAAGTTTTCTTATAGCCTTTTCAACATTATTGTTGAATACCTTAACCTCTAAAACCATTTATATCACCCACCCTTCATGAAGTAAAGGGTGCCCTATGAAAGGCACCCCAGAGGTTACATTATGGATAGTTTTAGATTTGTTCATTGAACTCATCTACCTCACTATCGGAGGATTCTTGATTTAATTCTTCAATAGAAACTCCCGCATCTATTTTAGTATATAAATCCAAGAAACTGTTTTTAGTATCATCGTCAAATCTGTTACAACATAATTGAACAGCTTTAAGTTTGTTTTTAAATATTGCAAATGCATTAACAATGTGAACTAGTCTTCTTGTAGCAATTAACTCATTAACGCCACCGTCATCAAAAGTTTTTCTGATAACCTCAGCCCAACTTGTAAGTTTGTCAGCAAAGGACTCATCTTTGATACCGTAAACATCTAATACATTGTTAAGTATTTTCATTTCAATTTTTTTAGTCGGATATTCTTGTTCGAATGTAACAGGAAATCTTTCTAGGAAGGCTTCGTTCAAAATGTTAGTACCGATAAATC